AATTTAATTTAAGCACTAATAATAACATCACGCAATAGTGGCTCTCCGTTCGGTCCAGTACCGGATAACATCTTGCCAACCGGTATTCTCATTCCGTGATCAAACTCGCCGGCTTCAGTGCAAACAAGCTCATTGCCACGCTGCTTCCACTGGCATTTATGATTAGACCTTTTAAGGTGTTCCTCAATATCATCTTCTTTAATTCCGTGCGACTGCCGGACCGGTGGAGCAACACCCTTCCATTTATAAAAGTTATCCTCTTTAGGAAAGCCATACTCCATTTAAGCTACCGGCTTCTGCTTACTAGCGACTACCTCTAAGGCAATCTTATTCTGGATACCTTCAATTTCGCCGATAATCAGCACAGCATTATCCCAAGCGTCAGATCGCTCCTTTTTAGTAAGTCCCTGTATCGGCTCGCCACTCGGTAGATAACGTGAAAAATGGCGTTTCCGGCTCTCCAGGTATTCATTAATCTCCGGATACTGTCCGGATTTACCAAGTTTAGCCCAATCATTATCAGGCATTTTTTTAGGTGCTCTAGTCTTCGGTGGATCGTACGGCAAAGCGTCTGATACCGGACTGTTCTTTGGACCTGCCATTGTAACTCCTTTCTAATTAAGCGACTACGACTGGTGCTGGTGCTTGCGGTGCGGTGTGTCCAGCTAGTTCAGCTAACATAGCTCTAGCTTCATTTGCTCCCTGTAGTGTAGCAAAACGGACACCATTTACCACTAGCGGATCTTCAACTGGAGCTGGTGCAACCGGTGGTGCAGGAGCAGCCGGAGCTGGAACAGGTGCTACAGGTGGCTGTGGTGCATTAGGATCTGGTGGCGTGGGCATTCCGCCGGCAGCAATTTGTTCCGGTGGCGTGGCAGCAGCGGTAGCGATAGCACTTGCCGTGCCAGCGTCCATTCCGCCAGCCGGAGTAGTACCATCGCCAGGTCCAGCCGAGTTTGCCGGCTGTGCTTTCGCCATCGTAAAGATTTTGTCCATAAATGGTACGTCTGCCAGCTTGCCGTATTCGCTTGAGATAAATTCCCAATCCGGTACTTTGCCAGTCTGTTCCTGGTACTGCTGTAGGGCGTTCGGCATAGCCTTAAGAAATTCCAGATAGTCCATAACAGCTTTAATCTGTTCCTCTTTGGTTTTCTTACCAGTGCTACCCCAATCAATGTCAAAGTTATATTCCAGTCCGCCAAGCTTCGCCGGATCAATCTGTAACCGCATTTGATTACCAGTTTCAGTAACGTGGTAGCGGAGCATTTTACGCTCTTTTGCACCCTTAAAGATGTCGGCTAGATCGGGGTACATCGCCATAATTTCCTCAACCTCTTTATCAAACAGGCTAAGTGGGATTTTAGTAGGAATTGTCGGAATAAGGCTCACCATACCTTCAACCAGCTCTTTCATCGCTTCCTCTAAGGTAGTGCGATCTTGAGCGTCCCTAGTAGCTTCTTTAGCGTCCAGCATTGACAGGGCTTTCGGAGTTTTACCAAAGCCAGGATCACTGGCATTATCGGCATTTGAGCGTGTATCGGTAGTACCGGCAATCTGCTGTAAAGCACCTCTCGCCATACCTTTCGCTGCCTGATAAGTAGATAATCCCTGCGGAGAGGTTTCTAACCTGCCTATATTATCGTGGACCGGACCATTTGTTTCCCAAACAGTGCCAGGCTCGTTCGGACGGATAGTGTGTCTAATAACACCTTGAGTATTAATAATGATATTCGGGAATAAACTGACTTTAATACCCTGGAAGTAGAAGTTATCCAGTCCATCATTGGCAAATTGCATAGGCATTGAGCGTTGGAAGTCGCCGATGTTGTAAAAACTGTCAAAAGTGGGGATACAAGCCTTGATAACAAAGGGGATACGGCTATTTTTGTGTGGATTTTTGATATTACGGATAACTTTCATACCAAATTCCGGTAAAAAGCTGATCCAGCGTCCATCTTTGCCGGCTTCGTAGCGTGTGGCAATCATAATGTGCCGGCTGGACTGCTTTTGCTTCAATCTTTTATTCAAAGTATCACGCTGCGGATCAGTTTCACGTAGTTTTTGCTTAATCTGGTCCACTACCTCTTGGATAGCCTTCTTTTTCCACGTTTTATCGCTTTCATCGTCCAAAATATCTTCAAAAAACTTAGGGGACTTATAAGCAATGGCGTGGCAGTAGTCCATATCTGAAATAGTGGTTTCGCCGTTCTGCGGAATAAAGTTACGTGGTGACCACAACCAGCAATCCGGTCCAAAATAACCGCTTGGCGATACATTAATGTCGTAGTACATAGGCATATAGCCATATTCGCTAGAGCCGTACTGCCACATATACATTTTGGTCCTAAACGGACGCTGTGCGTTGGCGTTGGGGTAAATCCATTTGGTACGCAAGATGTCCATAAATAATCCCTTGCCGAAATCCTTTCTCCCTAGAGCTTGAGTAGTGCCTTCCGGTAATTGACCGGCGACACGTGCAGCACGCTCCAAATAGATAGTAGCTGTCATACTATCCGTTAATCCATTGTTTGTTTCACGGCTTACGCTGTCATATGTCTTGCCCATACTCATTGCTTCGTAAGCGTCAAAATCCACGATAGCGTCATCGTGGGCTTGCAGATCTTCTTTATAATCCCGATAGAGAGTTTTCTGAAGATCGCTCAAATTGTCTATGTTTATTTTTTCTTTAGTCGGTGCAGCCATTTGAGTTTTCCTGTTTCATTTTTAATTATAGTCTAGGTAGCCCATATTGGTTTAATTTTAAATTGCTTTGAATTGGTTTTTGATCTTTTACTAGTCCGTACTTCAAGTATAACTCAAGGTAACGTATTCCGTCAGGGTGGTCGTCATTAACCTTTAGCGGAAGTTCATTAACCGGCATATCTTTACCCTTTTGCTCTCGGTATCGGTAGTTTTCAAACTGGTAGATTGTCATCTTACAGTTACTAGTGAAATAATACTCTGGCTCTGGCAAAGTTACTAATGTCAGTTTTGGTTTAAGCTTCGTGCCGAGTAATTGAATACCACTCTCCACAGATTTTTGCCGTTTAGGAGCAGCAATAACCGGACACTGGATACGTGTGCTCAACTTATTCCGTAGAAGCTCCACCAAATCCGGTCTGGCACTATCAGCGATAACGGCTGTAACTTTCCTGCCGGCAACTCGCATAACCACCATATCTATAGCGTCATCAAAATCAATCTGCGTGCCGTGCACCTCATCAGTTACCCAGCGTTTTCCGGTATTATCAATAGTTACAAAATTAATCGCTGTCGGGTGTCCTTCCGCCCAACCAAAGTCCCAGGTTATAAATAAACTGCCGTCCTGTGGGATACGTGAATCGTTAGGCGGTATAACGTGGATATTGCGGTCAAACATTGGGTAAACCGCCCCATATAATGTCCTAAATTGCAGCTCATACTCCTGTAAGTGAGTGTCCAGCATTCCCTGGGCTTCAGCGTCCCTTCGGGCTTCCTCAATAAACTCTTTGCTAATTGCCGGATTATCACGCCAGGTAGCTTCAGAATAAAACCACCGCTTATTGTCCGGATCTTTGGCGTACTGGAGTAAATCGTACCAGTGGTTATAACCTCTCGGCGTACCCATAAATACCGCCCAGCCACGTGTGGTGGAGAAAAACGGCTCATAAACGGCTTCAAAAGTGCCTGGCTGCTGGTCCTGGTACTCGTCAAAAATAATACCTTCGGCTTTTCTACCTCTGTGTTCATCGGCATAGTCAGAGCCTAAAAGCTGGATTGTGCTGGGGGCTAAGTCCAAATTATGCTTGATAGCTTTCCAGCCAATACCAGGGATATAAAACGGACCTTTCATATAATTCAACGTAATAATCAGCTCACTAGAGTTAGTATCACTGATAATCTGCTTCGGCAGGGCATTCAAATACTGTCGCCACATAACATCTTTGGCGTGCTTATGGGTGTCAAACACAATAAAATACTGCCCTTGTTTTAAAACGGCAGCCATTTCCAGGTGCTTCACGGACCACAGGGATTTACCAACCTGCCTACCCCAAAACAACGTACCTCTATCGTATCCATCTACCAAAAAAGCTTTATGGGCTGCTTGCTGGACGGAGTGTGGCTGGTAATTGCTAATAATCGGGACAGTATCCTGCCGGCTCACCTTCTCTGGTAGTAAAATTTCAGGTGTCATATACAGCCATTCCCACAAGGCTCTTGCTCACCACATATTTCACAGATAGGCGTGTCTTCCGGCTGTGGCATTGCAAGTACATCAAAGCTCATAGATATTGTTTCCAATTTAACTCTTGTGGCTCTTTATCGTCAAAATCACCACGCTTCGCCTTAAAGTAAAACTCAAATCTACCCTGTAAATCGTTCGCCAGATTTTGAAGTTCAGCCATCATTCGGTCCTCTTTTTCAATTTGTGTTTGTTCGGTCTTGAAGCGGAATAGCCGGCTCTGCTCTATACCACGCTGGGGTATCTTGGCAATGAGCCGGATATAATCGCCGTGTTTTTCATAGCTCCACTCTACTTTTTCGTATTTACTGGAGTAAACCTGCGTTTCGGGCTTCTCGCTCCTCGGCAGGTGTGAGCTTGATTTCTTGATTGACTGTGTTGGCTTTGTCAATCCCACTAAGACTATCGGTAAGTTCTTCCGTATCAAAGACTTGTACAACCTTTCCGCCTACCACTTGCTCCGTGTATTGTCGGCGGTGCTGGTGTGGTCTAAATGGCTTAAATACTGCAACTAACCACTCACGCAGCCGGCGGTATCGCATTTCATCTAAGAATGCACGTACCGGATCGTCTGTATCTTTAAACTGCTCTAATGATATTCCTAACTGCTTTGCCACAATTCGGGCAAATAATTCGTCTTCGTGTTGGATCTGTCGGCTAACTAGGAACATTTTGCCTGTCGGCTCGCCGGTTTCATCATCACGCATAAACGCATAAAGCGTTGCGATAAATCTAGGCTCGGCGTAACTAATGTTGTTCTTCTCGTATTCCGCCCCTGTAACTTCCCATTTAATGTAAAAGTTCTCTCGCATAGCAAAACGCTTTAACTGCGGATCATCGTACAGGCGGTCCAGAGGATTGGGGTAATAACTTTCTTCCACCGGATATTTAAAGATTTGTCCCATTACTCCGCCCTGTCCTAACTGAATACCACGCTCACGTGCATTGGCTTCAATAAGCTGGGCTGGGGTTAGCTGCGGATTGGCAGTCTTAAGCTGGTCAATCTCTATC